TTTGTTTAAGAATTGTTTATTTAAGTTCTGTCTGCCTTGTTGCTGTGTTTGTTCTATAGACCATCCATATTTAGTCATAGCAGCGTTACCACCACCTGCACTATAATAGTAATCATCTTCAAATTGCTGCATAGTTTCATCAGTAGCTGTACCTCTGTTCTCAGCAGCTAGTAAACCTACTGCTCCAATTACTGGTTTAGCAGGGACTGCTGCAAAAGCTGCAGTTGCACCTTTTATAACAGACTGGCCTAATGGTGTAGCAGCTACAACACTAGCTTTTAGGCCAAATTCTACCTCATCAGCAATATTTTGAGCCACCTCAGGTACAACATTACTATAATCTTGTGTTGAGGCTGCGACAGCTAGA